GCGCCATCCTCGACGATTGCCACGCCTCCGTTGGCTGGTGTCGCTCGCCTATCGAGCCGCAGGGATTTGGCGATGGAATGCGCAAGCTCGGTCTGAATGGTGACGCGCCGTGGGCAAATAGCGGCACGCTTGTATTGCGCCGCGATTGCGCAGAGCAGTACGCAGCCGCAGCCGAGGGCATGAAGCGCATCGGGTTCCCGCCGCGCATGATCGGCAACGCAGCATTCTCGGCAATGCTTCGGGCGGGAGGCGTTGAGCATCAGGAAATCCCTTACAAGTACGGATCAATCTGGTGGGACTACGAGCGGCTATCTAAGGCGCTGTGCGTGCATTACTGCAATGATCAAGGCAAGGCGCGGCGGGATGCTCTTGACCGCGTGTGGGTGGGATGAATATGAAACCAACAAGGAGAAATAGATGAGCACACGACCAAATTGCACGGCGGAAACATCAGGAGGGGTTAGGATGAACCTGCAAGTAATCATAAGCGGTGACGGCTGGGTGCTTGATCGCCATGGCAAGCTACTTGCTGACGCATTCGGCGGGGAGTTGAGGACTGAGCCTAAGTCTATGCCAGCGGACGGAATCACGTATCTATGCAACTATGCACAGGTTCGGAAGGTTGATGAGCAAATACACATGAGCGATGAAGCCGCACCACGCATGTACTTTGGGCATATAGTTTCAATGTTGACGCATGTCGAAAACCGCGACCAAATTGAGAATAATAAATTCATAGCGTGGTGGTGGCTGGCTTGCGGTCTGAGCAAGGCGCTTGTGCCAATGAGCAAGGCTGCGGCCGATGATATACCAAGCATGTACGCGAGCAAGGCAACCGTCATCCCCCTGCCCGTCCCGGACTACATCACCAAGCGCCGCCCGCGCATAGGCATAGCAGGCATCCGCAACGCAGCCAACGAGTACCGCAAGGGCTGGGACTTAGTTGACCGACTGCGCGCCGATCATCCCGAGTGGGAGATCGTGACGACGGGCGGAGGACTGAGCGAGCCTGAGATGCTTGCATGGTATCGCTCGCTGGACCTGTACCTGTGTCCGTCGCGGTACGAGGGCGGGCCGATGGGAGTGATTGAGGCTGCGGCTATGGGTGTACCCACAATCGCAGGCGTCGGCGTGGGGTGGTGCAACTACTACGCGGACGCACTATTCGCAACATGCGACTACGACCTGATGGTTCAGTGCGTGGATGGCATGCTTCCTAAGTGCGACAACAGCACCACCGACTACATCGAAGCGCACCGCAAGCTGTTCGCGTCGCTGCTTTAGTTCTTGCACCCACAAACCGCGCAAGGGTAACATATACGCATGAATATAACAGACCGCCTCCACCGGATCAAACAAGGCGCGAGCAACATCCGTGATGTATTCGCGTCACCATTGGGCACATTTGCGCTATTCCGTGAGATGACATCCAAGAAGATCGGCACGCCAAAGACCGGCCCAAAGCAGAACATAGACCGCTATATCGGATGGGTCTACGATGCAGTCAATCGCAACAGCGCAGAACGGGCAAGCATCCCGTTAAGGCTGTACGCAACCCGCAGCACCGGTCAGAGCAAGGCAGGCATGCGCGGCGGCATAGGCAAGTCGATAGGCCGAAGCATCACCAAGCAGGAGCACATGCGCCTATCCAAGTCCACCGTTGGTCAGTCCGCGCGTTTCCGCAGCGCCGTGGAGATCGAGGAAATCGACGTACACCCGTTTCTAGATATGTTCAACGACTCGTTCATGGATTGCATGATGCTGGCGATATTCGAGGAATTGACCGGCAACAGCTATCTTGCATTCCAGGATGGACCGCTAGGCCAGCCAATTGACCCTATAGTGCTGCCGTCGCAAATCGTAGCGCCTATCGTAAGCGGCGGTGAAATCGTGGCGTATAAGGTCGGCAACGGATTAAAGAAGATCACCATACCAGCCGAGCTTGTCGTGCATAACCGCTTCCCCAACCCGCGCAGCCCGTTTCTCGGCATGGCTCCGTTGACCGCCGTAGCAATGGCGGCAGATCGAGACACGGACATGGACATCTACGAGGGATCGCTGAATCGTAACCATGCCCGCCCTGACTTTGCTGTCGTCCTCAAAGGCGAGAACGTAGCCCGCAAGGATATAGACGCGTACCGCAAAGAATGGAACGCGGCGCGTGGCGACGTAGCCAATTCAGGCAAGCCGCTATTCATGGCTGGCGACGCAGACATCAAGAACTTCGGATTTAGCCCGCGCGAAATGGCATTCCTTCAAGGCCGCAAGGTCACAATGGAGCAAATCTTCGGCGCGTTCGGTGTGCCTCCAGCGCTCGGCAAGACCGACGCAATCAACCGCGCAAACCTTGAGGCGGCAATCGTGCAATGGACGCGCTTCACAATCCTCCCCCGGTTGCGCATGTCTGAGGCGTCATACAACAAGCAACTCATGCCGCTGTATGACGAGCCTCGCCTATTCGTGGCGTATGATAATCCCGTGCCAGATGATCAAGAGTTCATGCTCAAGGAGCGCGAAGTGAATCTAAAGAATTACGTTACGACCGTGAATGAGGAACGCTCACAGGACGGCATGATAGATGTGCCGTGGGGCAATTCACCTATCATACAGTCAACAGGTCTGCCACTGGGGAGCACGCCAGCAATGCCGATAAGTACGACACGCAGCGCCTCATCCGGTGGTGATAAATCTATGCAAAAGGCGGACCCGGACAACGCGCCGGACATTAGCGGAGGCGCAAATCCAGCGCCGACCGCGCCGGAGAAGTCAGTCGCGTCGGTTGCAAACAAAATGCAAATTGATCAGGGCAAAGATTTGACGGCGGAGTTTGACCGCGTGGCGTCTCAAGGCGCATATGACACGGTGAAGTTCAAGCCTGCCGTATACGCCCAAACCTATCTTGATGACATGGTGGCGGTAATGACGCCGCAATGGGAGCGCGGTCTTATCGTTGGCAACATCGCATTGCCGGAGGGCGCACGTATCGAGGTAGGCGCATTCATCGAGCAACCAGAGGCGCAGAAGGTTATCAGCAAGTCCACATACAAATTCTTGGAGAGCGAGGGCGAAGGCGTGCAGCGTGAGTTCAAGCGACATATGCAAGCTGGGCTCAAGAATGGCGAGAACGTGCAAGAGCTGCGAAAGCGATTGACAGGTATGTTCACGGATGAACGCAGGAACACACGCGGCTTGATGATCGCCCGCACGGAATCGGCACGGGCAATCGAGCTGGGGCGCGAAGCATCATGGCAGGAGTCTGGTGTTGTGGCGGCTAAAGTGTGGGATGCTAACGGTGACGCCTGCCCGTTCTGTCAGGCTATGGACGGCAAGGTTGTGGAACTTGGCGCGAACTATTGGAACAAAGGCGACAAGATGGAGGTTGAGTTTGAAGGAAATCCGATCAGTCTTGATATGGCATACAGCGAGATCCAAGCACCGCCTCTTCATCCAAACTGTCGCTGCATACTTGAACCGAAATTCATTGAAACATAAGCAAATCAGGAGAGCCAATGAGCCAACATAACCAACAGACAAGCCCGCTCGTAATCCTTGGCGCTGGCCCGACGCACGCGCAAGGCATAGAGATTGCGCGCCAAAAGCATTGCGAGGCGTGGGGCTGTAATTACATGGTTGATCCAGAGCTGACTATGCTATTCCAGATGCACGGTGATAGTTTCGTCAAGGCGCGGTTCTTGGCGCACTACCTCGAACACCCACCGAAAGTTCCGCTGATCATGCAGCACAAATGGGCGGAGATGCCGACAAGCGAAGCCTTTCCAATGAAAGAACATATCGCGCATATCGGCTTTGATCACATGCTGTGCAACGGACAGCGCGGCGCTCGCCCCTATCACGCGTGCTCAATGACGTACATGCTCGCCCTTGCTATCCTTATGCGCCGCTACAATCCAATCCATCTTTATGGCGTTGATTTCTATTCCGAGCTACGACACGAATCAACCTACGAGAGGCCATCGGTTGAGTTCTATATGGGCTTTGCGCGCGGTCAAGGGCTGACCATCGACATACCAGAAAACAGCCGCCTGATGACAACCAGCGACAATCACCGCCAAGTTTACGGGCTTGAATGGAATCCCGAACTATCGCACAATGAAATGACCGCGCTATCGCAACTCGCATAGCGCAACGCAGAAAGGCATCAACATGAGCATGAAAAAGTTTACCCTCGGCAAGCTACTCAAGAACCTGAAAGACGAACCACGGCAGCAGATCGTTGCCATTGTAGAACGAACCGCAAAAGAGAAGGGCGTTGACATTGACGACTTAGAAGTAGTTCGACGCGACACCACGGCAACCGCCGAGGTTTTGAAGGCCGCGCCAAAGTTTGAGGGCGAACCGAAGATTGACGCTGGCAGTCGTATATTTCCGATCATCGTAAGCACGCGGCAAATTGACCGCGACGACGAGATAGTCATGCCAAAGGGTTTGGATATAAAAGACTGGTCGAAAACGGGCGTAGTCATCACGGCGCACGATTACAGTCAGCTACCAAGCGCGAAGGCCGTGTGGGTAGGCGTCAATGACTTCGGCGTTAAGATGCACTTTGAAGCGGCTCCTACGGACGATGGAGATAAGCTGTTTGCCCTGTCCAAGTTCATGCCGTTAACCGCGTCAATCGGCATGGGCTCCGGTGAGTTCATGCGCGCCGGATCGCCAGAGTTCGACAAAGCCACAAAGAAGATGCTTGCCGATTGGCCCGAGTTCTCGGACAAGACGCTTGCGGGCTTGCGTGGCATCATCGCCAAGGCAACGCTCTTTGAAGTGTCTATCGTTGCCGTGCCTGCCAACCCTAACGCCATACAGACCGCGCTCTCGAAGTCTGCGCTATCCGACGATGACAAGGGGCTGATCCGCAAGACGCTTGAGTTGACCGAGGAAGAAGGCAGCGATGGCGAACCCGATAACGTAGACATATACGCAGAGATTGTCGAAACGCTCAAGGGCGAGATACGCGACCTCAAGGCAAAGGTCGATCAGCTCATCACCGAGAAGGTGGCGATCAAGAACAAGCCGGAGCCGCAAGAGAAGCGCGCCATCGAAATCGTACACCAGCGCACCGTTGAAGTCGTCGTGCAACCGGATATTGACAGCCGTATAAAATTAGCAGTTGACATGAGGCGCGGGCGCGTCTGATAATATAAGCACAATACAGCAAGACGTAAGTTGGGGCCACCCATAGCTGACCGACGCGGATTAGCAGAGAACACGAACCACTAATCTGAAAAGGAAAGCTATGAAAAAGCAAGTTAAACTCAAGACCGCCGTTGAAATTGACGGTATCAATTACGCCGCAGGAACAGTGCTCAAGGTTGACGAAGCCACCGCAAAGAGCCTGATCGAAGCCGGAACCGCAGAAGATCACGACGAAGCCGCCGCCGCAGAAGATTTGCAGAAGCAGATTGAAGCCGGTATCGCCAAGGGGCTCGAAAGCGAAGCCGCTAAGAAATCTATCAAAGAAGCCGTGGCCGCAAACATCGTTGTGAAAGACGAAGCCATTGATCCATCTTGGGGCTATGCCGCGCCGCTGGTTGCCGGGCAGAAACGCGCAAAGGGCGCGATCCTGAATGGTGCATCTCAGTATCTCAAGGACGTGCATGAAGCAGCAGGCGGCGGCACACCGGCACGCTTGGTTAAGGCCATGGAAATCTGCGAGAAGGCAGCAGGAGACGGTCAAGTCATTGGCAACGATCCTGAGGGCGGATTTGCCGTACCGACCGAAACTCGCATTGCGCTTGAGGGCGCAACTCTTGACGCTTCCCCTGTTCGACAGTCTGCGACAATCGTACCGATGAGCACCAAAACACTCGACGTTACGCGCATCCAAGACTACACGCACGCCAGCGGTTACATCTCCGGTGGTGCGCAGGCTTATTGGGGATCTGAGAACGGCGCATTGACCGCCTCCAAAATCAAGCTCGAACAGGTCAAACTTGATTTGCAACCGCTGACCGCGCTGGGTTACATGAGCCATCAGGCCATGAAGTTCTCGGCAGTCTCAGGCGGCTTGCTTGTGCAAGAGCTTGGACAGGCCATTGCGTTTGCCGAAGAGGGCGCGTTCCTGACAGACGGCACGGGCGCTGGAATGCCTCAGGCCATTATGAATGCAGCCGCGAAAATTTCGATTACTCGGAATACCACGGTTCGCGTTCTGGCAACAGACATCTGGTCGATGATTGCCCGCCTTCGCATCAAGAATGCAGGCGCGGTTAAGTGGATCGCCAACCAAGAGTTATTGCCTCAGTTCGCACAGTTGAACCTTGCGGTCGGTACTGGCGGCGCTGCTATCTGGATGCCATCAAACGACGCCACGCAAGGCTTCCCCGGAACGCTGTACGGTTATCCCGTGCAATGGTCTGAGTATCCCGAAGCGCTAGGCACGGCGGGCGACTTGATCCTCGGCGATTTCAGCCAGTACGAGATCGGTGATTTCGTTGAAGGGCCAGAAGCCGCAGAGAGCATTCACATCAAGTTCTTGGAAGCGCAGACCGCTTACCGCATCATCAAGTATGTGGATGGTCAAGTGTCTCCGAAGAAGGTCTACACTCCGAAGCACGGGGCAACTCGCGCACCGTTCATTCACCTGTCCACGAAATAAACAACCATCGGGATAGCGGGTTGGACAATCCAGCCCGCAACCCATAGAAGGAGATTAGATATGAGACTCAGCGACAACGTTAAAAACGCACAGCCCGACGCGGTTGGTGCAGCAGTAACAGCATTTACCACCGACACAAACGTAGTGGACATGAGCAACTATCGCCGATGCCGCGCAATCCTGACGCTTACTCAGGCTGGCGCTGGAACGGGAACGGTTACGCTCTTGCAGTCAAGTGACGCGGCCGGATCAGACCAAAAGGCGCTTGCGTTCACCGGCTACCTCAAGAATGAAACCGGCGTCACAACGGACGTGCTGACGGCAGTCACAGCAACAACGCTGACGACCGCAGGCGCAGGCACGGCGACGAACACCTACATCTTCGAGATTCGCTCCGAAGATTTGGATGCTGATAACGACTTCCGATATGTTCGCTTGAACATGGAATCGCTCGGCAGCAATACGGCGGCAAGCCTTTTGTATGAACTGTACGACGCACGCCATACTTGCGGCGCAACTGACATGCCTACTGCCATCGCGTAATCATCCGGTGACGGGGTGGCCTTCGGGTTGCCCCTGAACCACAAAGGAGAAGCACAATGAAGAAGGCATTATTTTTAGCAATCGCAATAGTGATTTGCGGCGCTGCGTATATGATAGCAGACACCACATTCTCATGGTCTGTACCGGATCAAAGCGGGACGTTGACATATACGGGGCTTGCATTATCAGGGCCGGTAATCAGCGGGACTGTGGCTGACACAAGCACAGGAACGCACAGCGGAGCGCAAACATTCAGCGGAACTATGACGCTGGCATCTACTGCGCTCAACGTGACAAACGGGCAGCCGGTTGCGGTTTCGGCAGGCTCATACGTTCTGAACGGAATCGACGGAACGAACAATGCGACAAACACGATAACGATTAACGCTCCCGGCGCTGCCGGTCAACTGTTGTTCTTGGTTGTAGCAACAAGTTCAAGCAATCTCGTGACGATTGCAGATTCCTCACCGGTTGCAGCATCAGGCGCTATCCTAATGGACGGCAATGATTCTGCGCTGTTGATCGGCGTTGACACAAACACATGGGCGCTCGTATCGGAAAGCGACAACTAACGCATCTCTCAACCGGTCCCTCCTGGCCGACATTAGGGGGCGCGGGTACTCTCTTGGCCCGCGCCCCGCTACCATAAAGAAAGGCAGCACATGAAAGCAGCACTTACAATCTCGGTCATCATAGCCGCGCTATCCCTCTCCGCCTTTGCAGATGAGACAATCACCATGACGGGCGATTGCGGCGGGCGACAAGTGGCGATCACCACCAGCACCAATCGCATCACCATAACCCCAGCGGCGCGCCTCGTGTCCGTGTATAACGGCGGCTCGGCGGTTGTCTATGCAGCGGTGCGCGTATCGGCTGCGGAGTATGCGGCAATGATTACCGGCACCAACGCGGTGGCCATCCGCGCATCAAGTACTTACGAGTTCGTAGGCGGCAACCCCATCGGCAGCCTGACGCTATCAGGGGCAAGCGGAACCAACACCAACACCGTGTCAGTTCAGAAATAAGGGAGCACTCTATGGCATTCTTCACGCGCACAGCCAAAGTAGAAACAGAGCCACAAGCCGATAAGCAAATGGTTTCGCCTGTAGCTAAGCCAGCGCCAGCGCAAAGCGACAAGCGCATTGAAGTGTCAAGCGTTGCGTCTGTGTTGGTGCAAGACGGCGCTGCGATTGTGGTGGCAGACGGAAAGCAAGAGACGGTCAAATGCTCAAAGGCCGAAATCGTGTTCAAGGGGTAAGCAATGGGCAACCTGATAACATGCAATGACGTTGGCAAATATCTAGGCGTGAGCATTGCAGACGCCACGGTTAACGCAAAGATCACCGCGCTAATCGCGCAGGCAAGCGCTGCCATTGAGAAAGTCTGTGACCGCACATTCGCTGAAACCGAGTACCGCGAATGGTACGACGGAACCGGCACGGCGTACCTCAAGCTGAACCAGTACCCAATTACGCGGCTCTACCAGGTGTCGTGTAGCGCACAGGACTTGGCACGGCTGTCCTATGCCGGAACCTCACCAGAAGCCTTTGCGTCTTGCGACGGCGTGACGCTGACGCTCGTGGACTACGAAGCGCATGACCTGACGCTGGCTACCTATGCAACGGCAACCACGCTTAAGGCGGTGGTAGAGCTTGTGACGGGCTGGACGCTTACCATTGATAGCGGCATGGACTCGTACGACACGCGCAAGATTCAGCCCTTCTCGGCATACGTTCTTGGCGCTGGTGACGAGTACGATTTGCAGATACCGGATGAAGCAATCGAATCCCGCGTCTCAGCCAATACGAAATGGCTTATCGAGGGCAGGTTCTCTGCCAGTCCCTTGAGCGTGTTCGTGTGGTACAAGGCCGGATACGCCACAATTCCAGCGGATCTGCAATACGTCGCAACGCGCATAGTCTCCGACGCCTACCGCATGAGCAAGCGGGACACCACATTCAAGAGCGAAAAGCTCGGTGATTACGGATACACGGCAGCAGACCCATCGAGCGGCTCAGACTCGCAATTCAGCATGAGCGACTTGCTCGCGCCATACGCATCAATGCTAAGGCAGTTCAAGCGCGTGGAGATGGCGTAATGGACGTGACTGGAATGCTGAACAACCTAGCCGACGTCTACAGCCTGACGACGACGCAGAGCGTCATAGGCGGCGTCATAGAGGCGTATGGCAGTAACCCGCGTCTATCGGCTATCAAGTGCCGCGTGCGTGCGCTGACAGGCCGTGACGCGCCGACGCTGGGACGCGACAGAGAGAACAGCACGCACCGCATATATTTTGACGGCGGCACGGTCATAAACGATACCGACCGCATCACGATTAACAGTCGCAATTACCGCGTGACGTTCCCGGATGATACCGACCAGCAAGCCGACCTCGTTACGGTTGACGCGGAAAGGTTGATCTAATGGCCACGCAGAATATGAGATGGGACGGCAAGCGCGTAAAGGCAAAGGTCAAGCGCGGCATGTCTCGCAATATCATGGTTGCGGCTGAAATGTTGGCAAGCGATATTCGGCAGGCCTTTCCGGCAAGCGGGCAAAGCGGCACGCGTGCGGGCGGCGGTGATAGCGATAACGCATCGCAACCGGGGGGAATCCCGCATGTACAGACCGCACACCTGAAGCGCAACATAGGCACCGAGAAGCGCGGCATCAACTCGGCAAGGGTCGGCACGGGCGTTGGAAACAAGGACAATGTAGGGTATGCGCTATGGCTGGAAAAGGGAACCGAAACTATCGCGCCTCGGCCTTACTTGCTGCCAGGACTCAAGCGCAATAAACGGCGCATACTCAAAGCGATGGGGGCAGATGTAATATGAGCACAGCAACGCAAGCAATCGTTACGGCAATTAAAACGCTATACGACAGCAGCAGCGGCGCGGCAATCCGCGCGGCGGGCGCAACAGGCTTCTATTTCGGTAGAGCGCCAAACTCAGCAACGTATCCATTCGTGGTGGTAAACGTGCCTGCATCGCTAACAGAACCGACCGTGGGACAGGGCTCAGACGCAAGCGGAATCTATGACGACATCAGCATTGACGTGTCAGCATTCGATAACACGCGAGATCCAAACCGGGCGCTGTCGATGATTGGCGCATGGCACGACGCTTTCAATTTCGCATCGCTTTCTCTTGCGTCTCCGTATCGCATGGTGATGGGATACAAGACGCTGGACGCCTTGACAATCGAGGAGCCCGACCAAAAAGGTTGGCATGTTGTGGCAACGTATGCCTATAATATAGCAGAGTAGAAACAGAAAGAGGTACAGCAATGGCAATGGCAGCAAAAGCATTAAGCGGTTTCGGCGGCACGGTTTCGTATAACGGATCGACCAAAGAAGTCACCGAGTGGTCGGCAACCATTAACAGTGAAAACTATGACAGCACGCATCTAGGATCAAGCGGTTATCGTGAGCGCAAATTCCTGATTCAAGACGTGACTGGAACATTCAGCGCGCACGAAGCGTTGCTCCCGAATACGTCCACGGCAAACCTGATTCTATCGCTCGGCAGTAGCGGCGGATCGACGGGGCTCAAGACGATCACCGGAAAGATTCGACATTCGATGGGCGTGAACAATCCGCAGGACAAGGTTACGTTTGACCATGACTTTGAATCGACCGGCCCGTTCACGATTGCGGCTGAGTAATGGGTACATTGGCAGACGCTCTTAACTTTGAAAAGGCGTACACCATTGAGGGTGTTACGTTCACGGCTAAACGTCTGTCTATTTCTGATATACTACGCTGCGCCATTGAGGGACTGAAAGAAGCAGAGGGTATTGACGACGAGCGCGCCTATGAGATGGCAGAGGATTTGATCGGCGGGGATAAGATCGTATTTCCCAAGGCTGGCATCATGCATGTCATGGCAGCATCGAGCGACGGGCTAGACCTCAAGGATGCAGAGGCGCTTGTCGTGGTTGATGAGATGAAGGCGCGCAATGTCTGCCGCTTTGCGCTTGGGCTTGATGAGATCAAGGATGACGACCAGCCGGAGAACAAAGAAGCGAAGCCTAAAAAAAAAGAGCGCCGCTTGATTGGCTCACGATTGATACAAAGCTGCAATTCTATTTTTCGGAATCACTCGGATCATTGACAATGCCCGTATTGCAATCGCGCATAGAATTTCTCTATGGCGACGCAAGCGCTGATAGCGGCAAAGGCAAAGCAACTGGCGACGCCCTCGCACGGGCCGCAGCAGATATGATGAGCAAGACCGGGCGCAAAAGCATTCCGCTCGGCGAAGTTGTAGGGGTGATCTAATGGCCGAAAAAGTTGGAGACGCTTACGTTGATCTAGGCACGCGCGATGGTAAATTCAATCGCGGCATGGGTAAGGCCGAGAAGCGCACGCAGGCATTCGCTAAGGGTGGCATGATAGCCGTTGCGGCCATTACCGCTATCGGCGGGGCAATGGGTAAGCAAATCAAACTCAGCAACACCCAAGAGGACGCGGAGCGCGACATCGGTTCTGCCCTTCGTGCTCATGGCGATGACGCCGAGAAGCTGCTACCCATCCTAAAAAAGCAAGCCGCCGCAATCCAAAAGCTGACGCGCTTCGGTGATGAGCAAAACCTGCAAACGATGGCGACCCTTCGCAATCTTGGCGTGCAAGGCGCGGCGCTCGGAACCGCAACCAAGCAGGCCATCGGACTCGCGAAGGCTTTAGGCTTGGACTCAAACGCGGCGGCCAAGTACACTGCGCTTGCCCGCCAAGGCGAGTTCACCATCTTGCAGCGATACGTCCCAGCGCTGCGCACCGCTACCACCGAAGCAGAGAAACAAGCCATCGTTGTCGAGCTAATGAACCGAGGCTGGAAACAGGCGCAAGAATCAGCGCAGACCACATCAGGGCAGATAGATCAAATGTCCAATGCCTTCGGTGATCTTGGCGAAACGATTGGCGACCTGTTCAAAAAGAGCGGTGTATTTACCGGAGGGATTAAGAATGCCACTATCTTAATTGAAAATATGGATAAGGCGCTCAAAGGACTAAACGCAACATCCGACAACTCGAAAAAGTCATCAGATGGTCTTGGCAACAGCTTTCTTGATGCGTGGCGTATTGCTGGCGGATTTACTGGCGCGCTTGCTGGCGGAAGTTCGATTGAAGAGGCATCGGAAATCGCCTTCCAAAACATGATAGACGAGTCCGTTGATAGGATAAAACGCATACGAAACAAAGGGATTCAGGACATAGAGGCGGAAAAGGCGGAAAAGGCGGCGGCAAGCGAAAAAGCGAAAACGCTGGCAGAGATAGAATCGCTCAAGGCCCGCAGAAAAACTATATCCGATGCACCAGAGAATCCCGCTTTCAAAGATCCAGGATTTACATTTAGCAGCTTTGAAAATGCAATAAAAAGCATACAGTCTGGAAGCGGTAAAGATAGGGCAGCGGAAGCCGATAAGAAGAAGATAGCCGCGCTTCAAAGCATCGACGATGAGATAAAAAAACTGACCAACAAACCAGCCGCACCGGTGGTAGGAGTATAACATGGCAATCGCAACACGAGCACATAACGGGGCGCTATGGGCAGAGATACCAGGCAGGGAAGAACGATCAGACGCCAACGGGGGCAATAGGGTTCGCAAGTTTGAAGGGCGCTACAGCACAAACGGGCAACCGGCAGGATCAAACACCGGCGTCACTGTGCAGGCATTGCCGGGGCGCGGTTACGGATACCCAGGCAGCAGCACTGAATATAAGCTCAACACTATCGCGAAAGTGCAAAACGTGGACAGCTCAACCCAATGGACTGCAACGCTAACATACTTGCCAAGAACGACAGGCGCATGGTCTACCAGCGGCGCGGCATTCTCTATCCTACCGCGTTCGTGGAGCATAAGCGGGGAGTTGCTGCAATTCGCGGATACGGGTGATTATTACTATGTGAATGTCGGAGATAACGACCCTATTCTTGGAGATGTGCCCGCGTTCAAGAAGATTGCGACCGGGCGGCTAATCATTCAGGAAGTCATAACCGATATTTCGGCGGCACGGGTTAGGGCAAAGACAGCAATAAATAAAAAGAATATCGCTGCATTTGAGTCAGCGGAAATAGGTGACATGCTGTATCTAGGCTTCGAGTCGGAGGAGTTCACCAATGAGGATGGTGATGTACGGTGGCGCTTGCGGCATCAATTCTTGGAGCGCGATATACCGGGTAAGACCGGCGAAGGATGGGAATATGTATTGCGCGATGACACGGCGGCATGGTCGTTTATTCAGATTTCAGCGGGTGCAAATACAGCGCTTCCAGTGTATCTGAGCGCCGACTACACCGGAATCTTTGCAGCAACATAAGGGAGAGTAATGCCAAGAGCAGACAGACTGCAAGCGGGCGATAAAGCAATCAGCGCTGGAAATATGAACAAGGTGATCGAGCAATCGAATCGCCTTGCATCGTTTCAGGGCGGGCCCGGCATTGACAGTCAGAACGACGCGACCGGCTTACAGATGCGGAACAACCGCAAGCGCGCCGTCCCAGATGGTGACAGCCCGTTTTCTTCGTCGTCGCCATTCCGCAGAACGCTAAAGAAGCGCAGCGACACCACGCGGCACAAGGGAGAGTTCGAGCTTTATAACAGTTCTGTCGTATCACAACTTGCGAGAAGCGGCACTGTTAGCAGTTCCGTGTTTGCGCCATTCGGAACGTCTGTAAAATATTACGGCGTGCCATTCCTTCCGGTAGATGCAAGCGGCAATGGTTCACTTGCATGGGGATTCATGGACGGGGATAGCCCTTTTGAATCATCGAACGGCGCGGCTGGCGCGCAGCGCAAAACGCTTCAAAGGCGCGCTGGCAACACACCGCACAAGAACGATTTTGAGATGTACAACAGTAGCACGGTATCAGCGAAAGGTCGAAGCGTCACATCGCTTGTCCCTCAGT